CAAATTCTGCATTTTCATCATCGCTTAGTTCAGTTCTTTCCTCTTTTTCAACTACAACAAGCAACTCATCAAGCAGTTTTCTTTCCTCATTCCTACTTTCTATAAGTTTTTCTAACATTTAAGTTAAACCTCTAATTACTTTCTGTGATCCATATAGACCACTAATTACTATTACTATTTCGTGAAGTGAAACTATAAGTGATCTGTGTCGGCTTATAGTGTCGGCTTAACTATCTTTTATATCAAGCATTTCCAATTTTCTTTTTGCCAATGATACGCTAGTACCATGTTTTTTAGGCAATAAGTCTTGTAATTGCTCAATAGTGGATAATATAACATCTGCATTAACTTGTTCATCGGATCGTGCCTCAACTAATGCCTTTTCTAGGGCAGGTAAATCTACACCACGAATTTTTGCAATCGTAGCATCTGATGCAGGTGTAGTAACAACTGAAACATCGTATAACTTTGCCTCTCTAATTGTTCTTTCATCCCCTGCCTCGTTAAATTCATCCTTAACTGCTTGAAACGCAAATGACATCTCGTTGAGATCATCTCGTTTCATTGCACTAGATACCTCTGCAACTTTAGGATTAGTAGGATCAAGTTTTGCCTCAACTCTAAGTCCTTTATCATCCTCAACTAAATTAAGAGTTTCAGATTTTGTTCTTGCCAAAGGTATGCCCTCGTGATTAACCAAAAGTTTGACATCATCTTTCTCTTGTAGAGTTTTTGTAAATGCACCTCTAGCAACATTCTCTAAGTATGTTCCTCTCATGTCATTTACAGGATAAGAGTAGTCAAAAACACTTGCATAACCTGCAAATGAAATTAAACCATCCTCATCATCTTTCTGCTCTACATCGCTGATAGACCATGTTCGCAATTCTGTTTTATCATCCATATCTATAGATTTAACCATAGGATTAAGTGCTTGATTGTATTCTGTTATAGATTTTTTGACTTTTTTCTTTTTTTTGTTATTTTCCTCTGCCTCTGCAATGTTAAGTGCAGTAAGTTGATCCTCTGCCTCTTGATGTGTTTTATGACAACCCATTAATGTATTGTCATCATCTTTTACTACTGCGTGTCCACCGATCTGATCTTGTCCTGTTTCGCCACTTTCTTTAGGACATTCAGGGTGTGAATGTACAATACTATATGGCATTGTCATCCTCATCATCAAATTCTCTATACATAGGAATTTCAAATACAGGTAAGGCAATAAAAAACTGTTGTGTAGGAACAATATATTGTTGTTGTATCTTTTGTAAAAAGTCTACTGCACCTTGCTCTGCTTTTACATCCACATCAAGTAGATCGTTATTGACAATATTTGTAAATTCTTTATCAAATTCAGCTTGTTCCATTGTTATCCCCCATTTCATCGTATGCTGATCCAACATCTTTTCCAAGTGGTTGCCCATCGTTAGCAACTGCACCTTGAATACCAAGATAAAATTCATCGCCACTTTCGTATGGCTCATAATCAAACCATTCCCTAACCTCATTTGGTGTAAAGATACCTGATGAAATACCTGCCTGACCTGCTCTGATCCTTGAAAGTTGGTCGCCTCTTAGATAATATGCTGTATCAAAGTTAATAAAAGATTGCCCTGCAACAAGAGTTGATAAGTTATCCTCTAATCTGCTAATCCATGCAAGTAATGTATGCCTAACGAAATTAATACCTGCACTTTCAATATTTGAATAAGTTTGACTATCGCCCTTAGAATTAATTAAATAACTTGGTATTCTGAATATTCTTGCGATCTCTTGGGTAACTTGATCTCTAGCTTGTATTAAACTTTCCCCTGCCTCTGCACTAACAGCTTTCCAACGCAATCCACCTGTAAGCACAGCAGGTTTTCTTGATCTTGTGTGATGGCTAGTCCATGTTTGCTGTAAAGATTGTGCCTGTTCTGCTGTTAAATCTCTATCTGTTTCCAAAACTGATGATGGTGTTGCACCTTGTGAATAAAATTGGTTTATATGCCTTTCCATTGCTAAAGCTAATCCCATAGTGTTTTTTTGTAATCTCAATGGCGATAGACCTAATGCCTCTTGTGGGTAAGAAAACCAAACGATGTGTAAAATATTATCATTGGTAAGTATAGTTTTATCTGACATCTCATAAACTTTTTCCATTCCCCTCATGTGTACTTTGATATTATTTGGGTGTATGTTTTCAACTGCAACTACTCTGCCCTGTCTATCACGATCCACAAAGATAAAAGCGTTTCCATGTAAAGCAAGTGAGGCAATGATTTGATGAATAAAACCAAATTTTTGCTGATTGTTATTTGGTTTTCTTAACCATGTAGGACTATCCACATAAATCTTTCTGCCCTGATCCCATCTTTGTACTCTCATCGGTAAGGATGCAATACTATCTGCCAAAAGTGAAACACAAGCTAAAACAGCAGGTATCCCAAGTGCTGTGTATTGATCTACTTTTTCGCCTGACCAATTTGCTAATCCTGCTGATCTTGTTGCCAACATTTCAGCTAATGTATAATCTGTCTGTCCTCTTTGTTCACTAAAAATAAAACTCAATTATTTGTTCCTCGTATATCCATAACTAATAGTCAGCAACCCTGCACCCATGCCAATAAATCCTAATGGCTCGTATATCATCCAAAGACCATACACGACAAACCATAAGGCGACTAACTCAATCGCATTTGTTGCCAACTCTTTTATATTATTCATTGTATATTCCTTTTACTCTATAACCTTTTGTCCTATTTACCATTCAACAATTCCAACTTCTGCCTCTGTTTCGCCTTTTGGTGCAGTTGCACGATCTAATGCCATGACCATTGCAATACACGCATCAATCTTTCTTTTTGATTTACCTTTGGATAATCGCCAACCATTATCTGTTTGTCGTTGAGATGCAGACATGACCTGATCTGTAAATGTTTCATAATTAGGATGTTTAATTTTTCTACCAACAATCATATCGTAGGCATTTCCACACGCAGGGATCATCCTTTTCCCTGTTTGTGGAAACTCAACCATTTCAATCCCACGATCTACCAACTCTTGTGCAGACCTTTCAAAAAACGCAGGATCGTATGCAACCTCTTGCACATTGTATTGAGTACAAAGATCAATAATATGCTGTTCAACTTCTGAATAAAATATACCTGTATCACTAGGCAACCAAATACGAGCAGTTGTATAGTAAAACCCATCTCTTTCTTGTACTTGGGCAACTGCAACGCTGTCATGTTTCAATGCCATATCAACAGCAAGGAACATTGGCAGGTCTTGATCCCATTCCATATTGTCTGTTCCTTGTTCGTGCCAAACACCATCAGGCAACCAACTATCTTCTTTAGTTCTTGTCCAAGTGTTTAAGTGGTATCTAGTAAATTCATTGATTGGCAATGACTTATGCCTACGAGCAAGGTTTTCCAACTGCCACCATCCACTTTGTATTGCAGGATTAACTCTTTTCCAAACTTCAGGATCATTAGGATCATCTGTTGGCTCTGCCTCGATCCAATGAAAATAAAACTCTTTATCATCATCAACCTCGCCTGATTGTATATTTTTTCCTCTTTGGTACATCTTTCCTGCTAAGGTTGATTTGTCATATCCTGCTGTGGTAATAGATAGCACCAAACCATCTTGTCTTTTTGCTGTATTGTTTGACATTACATAAAAAAATCTTTCTAATCTTTCAGTATTCCATTCGTGTATTTCATCTGCAATAAAAGTGGAATTTCTACCACCCTCTGCTGTCTTGAAGTCTGCTGATACTCTGTAAGCTCTACCTGCATGATTTCCTTTCAAAAGTATTTCATTTTCAAAACATTCTGTAATCCCTGACAAGACAGGACTATTTTCACACATTGATCTCATATAATCGAAAACAATTCCTGCTTGTTCTTTAGAGGATGCACCCATTGCGACAAGTGGCGAAGTAACACCTGCACCCATTAACTCGAACAGACCTATTGCTGAAATTAAAGCACTTTTGCCATTTCCTTTGGGCATACCAATTAAGCCCTCTCTAAACTTGCGTGATCCATCCTCTTTTGTTTCGTAAAGTTCAAATAATATCTTTTTCTGCCATTCAGCTAAGATAAAGGGCTTTCCATAAAAATCGCCCTCGCCATGCACACAAAACTTTTCAATGAATTTAACCACATCTCTGCCTTTCGTACTTGGTAACACGATCTGATTACTCATCTTTAATTATCTCGCCTGTTTCCTTATCAATGTTTTTTTCCTCTGATACTTTTGGCAAAGGGCTACCATCATCCTCTAACATAATTAATCTTGGATCATCGTAATCATCCCAATCGTTTTCCATAAACTTTTGTAGATCAAGAATAGACATTGATGCCTCGCCAAAGGCAATGCCTAATCGCTGTCTTGCAAGTGGTGTTAATCCAAGCTCGTTTTCCAACTTTAATACCTTATCCTCAATCTTTAATACCAATTCAATTAAAGGATGTAGCTTTTGTTGTCCTTTTGATCCTGTTCCGAGCAACATCTTAGAGCCACCCTTTCTAATAGCTCTGTTTGCCCTATCTATTTGGTCGTAATACTGAAACAACCTCTCTAATGCAGGTAAATCAACAAGTTGTGTCATTTGGCTCAAATCACTATCCCAATAGGTATCCCATCGTTCTTGCGTGATCTTTAACCATTGCGTATAAGGTTTAGGGCGTTCAAAGGTTAATTCTTTACTGCCTTGCAAGATGGTAATGGTGTGATCTCTATGCCCAACACTATCTGCTTTCTGTATCCTGCCTCTTTTAACCATCAACTAATACCAACCTTTATTATTCATTCCAATTT